ATCCCCCGAAGGTTACACGACTTTGCCGATTATTAGAAATCGGCATTGAAGGATGTTGTTCCTTCATCAAGTCCTGATCCACAGCAGTCATTTGTTCGCGGGTTCGGCCCCCGTAGTACTCGTTTCTTTCATGCGCTGTCTCTTCAGGTATACGGCACAGCATCAGTCCGCCTTGTCCAATCACTCCCTGATATTTGCCATCATCGATGACAGGAGCTTCATAGTGTGGATACTGGTCTGCACGGACGGGTTCCCATCCTTCACGTAGCTTGGAATGGACGTTCATCTTGTCCTCCTCCCCACGCATTGCAATTCGTATCCACCGATGCACGAAACCCTTTGGGGCTTCAGGTGCTTCAAGGTGACTGGGCGGTGCCCAAGGTTTTCTGCGAGCTTCTTTATCTCGTGTTGCGTTTTCACGCGGTGTTCTTGTGTCAGCCATTTGTTACTCCTTCACATACTTGGCGTATTCTTCAAGAGGTACGCCCAGTTTTTTCGCAATCGCTACTTGTGAGTGCGATAACTTGACCGACCTGCGCCCTGATTTTGCTGTACTGCGGGATGCTGAAGCGCCAGCAGCGGCGACCTGTGCTCCACCCGATTTCTTAGCCGTTTGAAATTTATGCGGAAATTCTTTTCGCATACGACTATCAACTTCACTATAGTACTCCTCACCGTTCGGGTCAAACCCTTCTTCTCTTACTTGCTTGTCTATAGCAAAAGAAGCAGCAGTCATAACCATGTCCTCACCAAACCATTCATTCTTTTCTGCCCAACTTTGAGCACGAGGATCTACTGGAGCAGTTGATTTTTGCTGTTGTTGCTGTTGTTGTTGCTGTACTTGAGGTTCTGATCTTTGGACTTGAACCTTTTGTTGTTCTGCTCTGGCTTTAGCGGCACTGTACTTTTGTTTTTCAACTTCCACTTGGGAAATTTGTTGTTGCGCTTCAAACATACGTTCTGAGTCTCCAGAATCATATGCCTCTTTATAAGCACGTTTTGCAGCTTCTTCCTGAGAAGTAAGTCTTGCACCATATTGATTTAAATAACCGTTATCTAACTGATTGATACGAGATTTTAGATTATCGTTTTCTTCTCTTAACTGTTGAGATAGACGAACAGCCTCTTCTTTATCTCGTTCTTCATGACGATACTTTTCTGTAAGTTTTTTTATACGTTTCTGAACACCTTTAGTATATGTTTCTAGCTCATCCTCTTTCCCGTTATCTTGAGAACTAACTTTTTCAGAAACAACTTGTTGTTCTTCAGGTGTTTCTTCTTCAGGTGTTTCTATTATGATCTCTTCTTCAATGACTTGTTGTTCTTCTTCTGCCATGACTTATCCCCTCACACTTGCTTAACGTCATCAGGCTCAAAGATCGTAGCAATGACTTCATCATCATTGATTATACGAACCTCCCCGCCGTCAATCTTGAATCGAGAACCGGAGTAACGACCAATGCAAACCCATTGACCCTCCTTGCACCACGGCTCACAATCAGATCCAAACTTATTTGGATCTTTGTATGCCAAGGGTCCAACCTTCATCACGTATGCTACAGTCGTAGCTACAGACTCACGTTCTCTCACTTCATCAGGAATATATAAGCCACTCGCAGTCTTAGATTTGCCTTGATACGGCATAACTAAAACCCGCCAACCAGTTGGTTGCGGGAGTCTTTCGAGTAACGGTTTATCTAAGAGGGACGGGTCTAACACCCGTTCATTAGCGTCAACATATGCGCCATTCAAAGAGTCAGAGGATTTTTCCCCTTCTTTCTTTTTATTCACTTTCTGCGCAAGATGTTCAGGAAGATATAAGTTCTTCGACATCGTCTACGTTTTTCTCCAGCAGGGACTTGATTTCTTCTCGAGCAAAAGAGAGTCCCCGTATCTCTCCCACCGACATTTTGTACTGTTCCCAATCTTTAACAGCACCATTTGCAAGAGCAACAGATAAATTATTTTGCCGCTCTTCTAATTTTTTATACAAATATTTTGATAAGTCAACAACATCCATTAATATGTTTGTCCTCTTTCCCTGTTATCTCTTACGTCTCCTTGCCTGACATGAGCTTGATCTCCTGCTTCGGCATTGGGTGAAACGTCTATTCCATCTGGGCGCAACTTTGGTGGTAACGATTTTCTAAGAGGTCTACGTTTCGGTTTCTTATGAAACTTTGGGGTTTTTTTTGGTATAGGAACTGCCATAGAATCCTCCTTTAGGATAACCATTTATAAATTTTATTTGTTTCTTCTTTACGGTGCTTTAAACCGTTATACCCACCATTTACTCTTTTTGTGATAGTTTTTATAACCTCGTCGTTAACACCCTTATCACATATGTCCCAGAGTTTGTTTCTGTGAAAGAACCAGATAGCCGATTCCATAGGAAATTTAGTAGCGACTAAGTCAGGATCTTCCATTACTTCAGACAAATCCATATCAGCCGCAAACTGAGAGTAGTTATTTTTTCCAGTGCATTGTAAAAATCCACGCCCTCGCCACAGATAACCCTGACCAGAATTACCCATCCTGTCACCATACACACGGTCTGCTAAAGCTTGGGGGTTTCGGGCACAGCTTTCGGCATCGCTCTCTGACGTAAAATATTTGCCAAACACTCCCAGTATAGATTCTTTGCTGTAGTTTAGGTTCTCTTCTGTATAGCGAAACGTACCACTCTCGTGTACAAGCTGCCCAAGAAAATGCGCTCCACGCTCTGGATTTAAAGCGTAGTGGTCACAGATCTTCTTTGCAGTGTTAGGACCAAACGAACCGTCAGGTGAAGATCCTATCTTTTCCTGCAATGTCTTTAATGCTTCACTCATTACTTCTTACCTTTCAAAACTTTCTTTAGTTTTTTAGCTTGATTAGCATGAAGTTTAGAAGCTTTGTTCAAGCCTTTTATAACCTTTTTCACCGTAGCTGTTTTCTTTTTATTCATCATTTTATCTTCGCTTTCATAAATAAAACCAAGCCATACACAGTAAGTGCAAAAACAGTAGCAACTCCTACGTCCAATAAATGTTCCCGCATATGATATATAAACTCAATCCCTGCTTGAACATCACCTTGACTAGACATTGAATTAATCTCAACGTTCTTTGTGCCAGTAAAGTTTTCTATGGTCTGTTCCATAACTACCTCTTAAAGAACTTCTGTACGCCACGCACACCGAAACTTGCTGAAATTGCAATTCCAAGACTGTAAAAATACCAATCAGGTGCTTTGGAGAGTTGTTGAAAACCGCTATCTACCCAACCCTCAGTGCCTGGGACAAACGCCAAAACAAGCGGGATTGACAGGACAATAACGAACCACTCGTCTTTCCAACTCGATTGAGAACCCTGTGCCATAATGCGTTCCCAATCGGCAACACTTGTTTCTTTACTAAGCATTATCTTAGCTTTAGCTTCGGCCTCAGTAAGTTTTAGTTTAGCATTTGCGGTCTGAGCCTGAGTCTTGGCATCAAGCCAACTACCCGCTAAACCTGCTATCGGTCCGATTATAGACTGTAACATTACTTTTCCTCCATCTGTATACTGGTTTTCTTGCTCTCAGCCTTTGCACTGTAAGCATTGAACCCCATAAAAGCTGCGACCACTCCTGAAGCCGCTATAACATACACACTTGCTATATCTGTGATTAAACTTGCCGCTTTGTCAAATCCAAGGACAGAAGCAAGCAAGATGATAAACGGGTAGATTAACATTCCCATCAAAGCAAAACCTGTAAAACGACGCTCTGCATTACGCTTGAGATCCCGGTCAATCATTTCTAATCTACGATCTTCTAGAGCTATCTTATTCCACTCAACACGTTCTATAACGCCGTTATTATTCAGATCTACTTTATCAAACTCTGTCATTTCAAAGACCTCGCATAGGCAATTGCTATTCTTTTTTCTCGTGTGATTATAACAATCTTTCCTTGTTTGTCATATACTATGTATTTACCGTGACATTCTCTAAATGTCACAACTCTATTTTAATGCACACTATTTTTGATTTGTCGCTTGTCACTAAAACTTTAGCGTCTGCTTTAGCTAACTCACAAACTTCTTGTTTGGTATAGCTGCCTATATGATAGTGCTCAAATCCTGTTGCCGTTTCTAATTGAACCCACAATAATACCCACATTTACCACCTACCCTGCCATTTTCCTAAAAAATAAAAAGCAACAAACAATATGCCGCCACTTAATAAAAACACAGTAAACCCTATCAAAAAGTTTATCAAACTGTCGATCTGTTCTTGCTTGCGATACAGTTCATCTTTTCTCTGCTTACGCATCCTTGCCTCTATAGACAAGACTTCCTTCCATGCACTCGGCCCATAGTTCCAAGAGATGTGGTCTTTAATTTCTTCTCTCATCTGCTCCATTTTTTTCTTCTGAGCAAAGATTTCAAGAGCAGTCTCTTCGTCAGACCCCTTAAACGTCTTCTTCCAAAACGGCGGATTCTTTTCTCGCTCTTCAAGGTTGGTAAAATCAGAAAAAGCCTTGCCCCACTGAGACAAAGTTCCTGACATTTCTTGTAGATCTTTCCCCGCTCCTATAGCTGCCTTAAGCGCCTTAAAGCTACCTGTCGCTAGGGCAACACAAGATATGGGATCCATTATCCACCTCGTTGCATCTTCTCACGCTGCACGTCTATACGTTCGCGGTTTACGTCGTTACGTTCATCTGCAATCTGTTCTTGGCTCTCTATTCTAGCCGCAGCAGCCGTAGACTGTTGTTGAATCTTTGTTGCTTCTAAAGATAACTCTTCCTCATCCATTTGAGCTTTACGTTGCTGCTCTTGTTGTTTCAGTCCGAGTTCCTGCATTCTTATTTGAACTAAAGGATCAGACATTGGATCTTGGGCAGGGGGCATGATTTCTTGCATCAAGGTCGCTAGAAGCTCTTGTTCTTTTATAGAGACCATAATCTCCATCTCCGCAGGGTTTTGAGCTTGAGTTTGAACTTCCATGATTTGTGCCTGCGCCATCATTGGGTCTATAGCCCCTGCTTGAACAGCTAATGTGGCTTGGTTAATCGCATCTTCAATCTCTTTCATAACCATCTGACGTGCTTTTTGTGACACATGTTCCAAGATATGCGCCTGTAATGTAGCCATGACTTGTGGTGAAGTCATAACAAGAGATGTCTTCATATACATCACATGAATTGAAATGTGAGCATCATGATTCTGATCTGGAAATGTTTTTAACAATTCACCCATGAGTGCTCTGGCATTCTCAATCGCAGGATCTAAAGGCTGTGGTTGTGGAGGTGGAGGTAGTATTTCATCAATATTTTGCACCTCAAGCGCCTGATACATCCGGCGATACGCAGCGTTTAAATTGTGAATCTGAGGGTTAGACTGTGCCAATTGTAACTGGGTTTGTGCTAATGTGACCCGTTGCGCCATCGAAAATATGTTTGGATCACTTACAGGAACAACATCTACTCTGCTATCAAAGTCTTGAGCAAAGATAGAACGATTGCCGCCCTCCACATCGTAAGGGTATTCAGGTGGTAGGTTGTCTCTAAAGATCCGCGCTAAAATCCTAAACTCTTGTCTTTGAGCGTAGTGCAAACGTTTATGTATTGCAGACATAACCTTCATGCCGCGCTCTAACATAGCCACTGTGGTGCCCACAGGAGCCGCTGCATTGCCGTCTCCAGTCTGTTGGTCTGCTAGTGAAACAAAACGTCTTCCGCCCTCTATGAGTGCTCCTAGCAGTTGCCCTAGTGTAGCCGAAGGTTCCTTGTACGGTAACGGTATGATCGCATCCCGTATGTTCCCCCCAGGTGCATCTATGTCCCGCCACTCACCCGGTTGTAACGGCTCGTCATCATTACGAACCCTCACACCCCTAGCCTTGAATCCCGCTGGGAGGTTTGCAAGTGTACCCGCATCGATTAACTGTCGAAGGATACTCGTTGCCGCACGACCAAGGCCACCAATCATGTGAATGAGTCCAAAGCCATAGAATCCCAATCCTGGCATGAACTTATAATGTACGAAATACTGTGTCTTTTTTGCTAATCCGGCACCTTCTTCAAAGTTACGACGTATAGACAAGATCTTTCCAGATCCTTCATCAATCGTAACAATATAAGGAAGTGCTATTCCCGTTGGTTCACCATTAGGAGCCATGTCTTCAAAGCCCTCAAGGTCTAAATCAACGTGCATCTCAAGGATAGTAAAAACTTCATCAGTATATGTGCGAGATGTACCCTGTATTTCATCAACTTTCTGACGAACTTCGTTCTCTTCCTGATCGTTCTTGCTTAACTCTACATCTCTGTAAACTTCTGCGATTTGCATTTTACGAACTTCATTCGCGTCCATGCGTAGAACATGCGTAACACGAGAAGCAGTCGCCAAATCCGATGCAGCATAAGGTACAACCAGATCCTGCGCCGGAATGAACTTAGATACTGCCCTTTGTTTTGCTTGATCAAAGTATACCTTCTTAAATGTAGAACCAGACAATGGGAGATAGAATAACAACTGATCCATGTCTGGATCAAACTCTTCCATGACCTCCATAAGTTGATAGTTCATAAACGTCTTAACACGGGAGGCTTGTTCTTCTCGCTCCGCATCCTGTAGTCCCAAGACTTGTGTTTTTACTGGGCCACCAGAGGGTAAAAGTTCTTTATATGCTTGAGCTTGGAACTGTGTGACACTCTCCGCAATCAGCGGATGCGTAACTCCAGAAGCCCCTTCAAACGGTTGAGAACGCTCTTCAAACTTGATACCAAGCTGATCCAAACCTTTTGTGTAAGCCTCTTCCCACTCAGAACGAGACTCCAAATCCTCTTCATAAGACCCCCTAAGATCTGACGAAATTTCCCCAAGATACCCATCATCCAACTCCTCCGCTAAATTGGCCTCATGATCGAGTTGAGGTTCCATTTCCCCACCAATAGCTTCCATTAAGGCTTGTACCACGGCTCCACCTTGATCATCCGCAATAATTTCTGCTCCACCCTCAAAGGTTTCGGGCTGTGGCACAGATACATCAACAGATGTTTGATCTGTCATCATGTCTTCTGGTCTGATTCCTGAATCTACAAGTGGTGGTAATGCCATCAATAATACTCCCGTCTAGGACGATATTCGTTATGTTCTTCGTCTTCTCCCAAGAGAGATACAAACCCTCCTTGGCGAAAACGCATTAGTGCTAAAGTCATACTATCACAAAAGTCATCATGATCGCCATTAGGAAATGAAACAACTTCTTCTATGACTTCATCTGCAAATTTCTTGTCCGTTGGTGCCCATACTACACCAGCTTCAAACAATGGTGCAACCATGTGCATTCTAGTTATCTTATCGCGCCCTTTTCCAGGGGAAAAACCTAAAGCAGGTATGCCTCGTAACCGTAATTCGTCTATCAAAGGCGTACCTGTAGCCTTTGCTTCCACTAAAACCATATCTGGCTCCCAATACTCGTACTCTTTATACGCTGTTTCCTTCAATTCAGGGAAGTTCCATCTCCCGCGCTGCGCATCAAGCAGTACTATGTTGTCGGCACCACCCTCTTCAGGTTCAAACACCCCCCAAGTAGTAATCGCGCTGTAATCAGCCGTTTCTTTCTTGGAAAATGCTGTGTCATAAGACTGGAGTATGTATTTTACAGGGGGAATTTTCTCTTTTTCCCATGGTTTCCACCATTCTCGCTTAACTATAGCCGATTCGGACGTAGTTGGCGTTTGTTGCCACTGTGCATTCCATTTTCCCACTGGAAGTGAGGCTTTTATACCTAATAAAGCGTTTTTTTCCCAAAATTCAGGCCACAAAGGCTTATCTGAAGGCAAGATCGCCGGAAATTCTACCACTTCCCACTGATCCGCCATGATATCACCGCCCTGCGCTGCCATCAAACGACCTGTTAAGTCCTTTTTACCCCATCGAGTCATGACAATTATGATCGCACCACCCGGTTGAAGCCTCTGTCGAGGTCCAGAGGTGTACCATTCATACGCATTGTCGAATGCGCTCTCGCTCATAGCGTCTTGTTCCGAGTGTGGGTCGTCAATGACGAACAAATCCGCACCACGACCAGTCACCGCAGCACCTACCCCCGCCGCAAAGTACTCGCCTCCGGCACTAGTCTGCCATTTTCCTGCACCTTTGTTGTCTTCTTTCAAGTTAGTATCGGGAAAAATGTCTTTATATTGTGGATCGTCTATCAAATCCCGCACTTTTCGACCGAACCGCACCGCAAGTTCGGTATTGTGTGTAGCTTGGATGATCTTAAGCTTTGGATTGCGTCCCAAAAACCATGCAGGCATCAAGAAACTAGCAAACTCAGACTTAGAATGACGAGGCGGCATGTTGATAATCAACCGTTTTAACTCTCCTCGAGCAACTTTTTCCAGTTTTTCCGCAATAATCCGATGATGCCTACCCTCAATGAAGTTCTCATACACATGATGAGCGAAGGGCATGAAATAATCTTGCGCTTTTTCCCTCAAATCTAATGTTTTCTTAGCCTCAGTAAGGGCTAAGATTTCTTTTAACGCTTCTTCTGGTAAGGCTTGTAGGTTCATCCTTTAGATTAAGCCCCTTTTTTTATTGGAGTATATGCACTGGCTATTTGCACATCGTCATATCTTGGTCGAATTAAAGGACGTACTCCGTCAAAGTCAGTATCTTCTTGCTCAATTTTACAGACCCATTTTCCACCCACTTTTTTAGCAACATAGCCCTCTGGACATTCAAAAGGAGCTTCCTCCTCCTCCTCGTCATCGTCGTCAATAACTACTTCGTCGTCGTCGTCGTCGTCATCGTCTCCAGGGCCATCACCTGGGCCATCACCTGGGCCGTCCCCGTCTCCGTCTCCATCTCCATCCCCGTCTCCGTCTCCATCTCCATCCCCGTCTCCTTCGCCGTCGCCAGTTCCTTCACCCTCGCCGTCCGTGCCACCTTCACCTTCTTCGTCGCCAGTTCCGTCACCACCTGTTTCGCCGTCACCGTCACCACCCGTGCCGCCAGTTGTGATAGTATCTACTCCTGTAACGCCTACACCACCGTCACCCGTGACCCCTATATCAACGCCAGTCCCGCCAAGGTTTTCGCCGTCGAGTCCTAAATTGTCTGTCTCACCGCCACCATCTCCTTCGGAATCTCCGTCGCCTGTGGTTGTGACATCACTCGTGCCAGTTAGAGTCGTGATCCCTTCGCCGTCACCCGTCTCACCTTCGCCAGTAGTTGAAGCTCCTGTAAGAGTCGTGATTCCAGAATTATCGACGTTAGATGCGTCGTCACCACTTGGTGTTATCGTATCTCCCACAAGAGAAACTTGCGGGTTTAAACTATCTGTATAAATTCCTGATCCTTCAATAGGCGCAACCACACTGGTATCGGCACCCGCCACCTGAACCTGTGATCCCTCAGTAATATCTGTCGAACCACCTTGATTGGGGTTGTTAATCTGACCACCACCGCCACCGCCAGAAATAATCGTGTCAATAAGGTTAATCCCTCCTGATCCAATGTCTGGAGAGGCTCCGCCACCTCCACCGCCTATTGCGACCTCATCAAGAGGAGGAAGCTCTTCAGGGGGTATAGGGGTTACAGCGTTGGGATTCAAAGAATCTAGAAAATCTTGTTCGGAAGCACCTACTAAAGATACCTCAGTATAGTTTGGTGCTTGTGCAAACCCTACGCCCAGATCTCCTTCTCCAGGGACAACAACCGTGTCCCCAAAAGCGTTAATACCCATGACAGACTCAACCCCTTCACCCGGAATAAAAGTCTGGTTGCTTTTAATCATCTCGTTGGAGTAACTAAAACCTGCGTCCTCTAGTTGTCTTCTATAGTCCGAAAACTGCTCCGTAATCTCTCCAGTTTGAGGATCATAAATAGGAATACCTTGATCATGTGCCGACTTGTATATAAACACCTCGTCCGCAGGAGGAAATCCAGTTTTAGAACCAATTTCAGTCTCCGTGCCATCAGCAAGCGTTATTGTTCCTGAAAACGAACTAAGAGGAACAATAGTCTCCCCACTAGTTGCATTGACAAGAGTAACTCCTCCGTTATTGTTCCTAACCATCTTAATATTTGAAGGATAAGGAATGCCAATCGTCTTACCGTTATATGTCGTAGGTGCCAAAATTCCAGCAGCAATCTGATTAGCAAAGTATTCTTGACTTACAGTGCCAAAAGGACGGTCATCGGTGTCAACCGTCGGGAAGACTACAGGACGAGTTAGATCCGAGTCAGAACCTGGTATTGGGTAGTTTGTACCTCCGGCAACCACATTGCCTGCCATAACAACCTCTTCCGAAGGTATTCCGCCCGTATACTCAACACCCTCGTAGGTTCCAGAAAACAAAGTCCCATCAGCGTTTTTCAACAGATCGTTGTCCGTCATATCAAAATATTCATCGCCCGTAGGAGTAGAATCGTCATTTAAACCATACTCAATAAAGTTTCCAGAATCATCAACACCCACCATACCTGTAGTCGTAGATATAATGTCATCATTCTGATTAGGATTGTTATCCTGACCCTGACCCGTGGTCAAACCAATCCCAGTGCCCGTCGGTGATACGATCTGATCACCCCTCGGATCGAAACTAAAATCATACCCTCGATCACTCGTTGTATCACTTGTGCCAAACCCAGTTGTGTCCAGATTCACAACAGGAGACATACTTGTAATTCCTTGATTTGGAGCCGCCGAATCTAGACCCCCGCGTCCCGCTTCTCCGTAACTAACAGGAGTTACAGTTTCTATAGGTGCAGCAGGCAAAGCCCCAACCTGAAATGTGCCCGGACCTCCCATAGGTAAATCCATGGCTAAAGGAGCAACGTCCGGGGTTATTGGATTATAATTAAAAGTGTTTGTGTTCGGATCAAATCCCGCCGCACCTACATCCGTGTCCTTAAACGTATCCGTTATACTACCCTGAAAATCAGAAGACCCACCCGCAGCAGCTACCTCGTCAGGAAAAAGTGTCTCTATGTTATCCGAAACATTGTAACCAAACGTCGGTCCTTGGCTGTTGTCCTTCGGGTCAATGCTGTAATCTCGGGTAAGAGAATTAGAGTTAGGGCTTTGAATCACAGCATACCAGTTTCCGTTCTCATCCTGTGCTATATTCCCAACCTGGGCTTGCGCTGAAGCAGATAACTGAGTCCCGCTGTTGTTATTATTGTTACTGCCACCACCGCTATTGTTATTGCTGCCACCACCCGTATTCGCCGCAGCCGAAACATTCGCCATCTGATCATTGTAGTTGTTGTCCGCAAACTCAACCTTCTGAAGACCCTTCCCAGTTATATTAACCGCTTGACCGTGATATCCCGCAGCAGACGCTTCCGATAATGAATTAAACGTAGGAGTGCTATCGTTGTTGTTGTTATTTGAACCGCCGCCGTTGTCGCTTCCGCCACCGCCATCGTCATCTTTAAATAATCGAGGATCACGAACTAAGCTCCAAAGAGAAAATCTAGACATCACTTACCTTCCTTACAAAATAAGAGCCAACGCAATCATAGCCCCTGCTTTTCAATATCCCATTAAATACACTAGGATCAAGTTTTGATGTTTGTCCAATCCTAATATCCACAACACCCTGATCTTTAGCCCACTTCTCAAACAAATCTAATAACTGAAGACCAATCCTCGATCCTCGCTTCTCAGGAACTACATACCACAAACTATCTCCCGCTACCAAGTCCCTGCTGAAAAAGTAATCCGTAACCTTTCCCGCAAATACCCCAACAGGCTTTCCATCTTCCCAAGCTAACCAAAAGGCACACTTGTCCGAATAAGTAAACTTATGTGCATTCTCTAATAAATAACTTAAATCTAAATTCAAATGCTGATGCGCCGTCTCTCCATGGGCTAAACGACCCAAAAAAAGAACCGCTTGAGCAACATCCTCCCGGAACTGCTCCACAAATTCAAAAGAAGTATCCGAAAGCCTTTTTAACATTAACCACCCCTCGCCCTCAAAGCTGCCGCTATACCCGCCGCCATCTCAGGATCAACCATGCTGCTGTCCATTCCCGATAATGCTTTCGCCGCACGCTCTAAACGATCCACGGACCGCGGTCCTTGAGACATGGTCACCGCTTCAAGACCCTCCCTGCGACTAACAGTAGGTGTGCCAGAAAACTTACGTCCGTAGTCCGATAAACTCGTTCCTTGGTTGTCGCTCGGATTATACTGACCCGCCGTCTCTAGAAAAAGTCTCATCCCAGATTTTCCACCCAAATGTGCCATGCCTAACAACGCAGTAGGCGTGATACTTACTCCGCCAACCTCTTTTCCGTAATATTCATTCAGGTTATTAGACTCAATAAACTTCAATATATCACGCTCGTGCCAACCCTGCACCCGCTCCTGAAGCTTCGGATTCTGGCGAAACTGCTCCATGGTGAAGTTTTCACCCGTACTCTTGATGTAATCTTCTATCCGGTCACGACCAAATTGATAGGCACCAGTGTAACCCTGCTTGTTTACTGTATCGTAGTTCCCGCTGCTCTCACTCTGACGTAGAGCATCTCTAAAATTTACAGACATTCTTGGTTCCTTAAAAATGCTGCGTGCAGCATACAACAAACCCAAATGAAAATATACCCGCGATTTTTTTGGAGGCCTGGGACTCCTCCCAATGGAAATATACACGAATGAATTTACAAAACCTTGTGTGTCAGCGAGTTCCACACAACCGCGCGGCGCTGTCAAGGGGGTCGCCCCGATTTAATTTTTTAATGATCGGATCGGATCGGTTGGAGTTACCCCCGTCCGACCTTCAGCTGCTGTTGATCGAGGTTAATAGGTCACTTGTTTTTTCTTGTCTAAGGGGCTTGACTACTTGTGAAAATTAATTCATACTTTTAAGTATGAAGCATGGTGCTTCATCTTAGAAATGATCAAGAAAAGGAAATGATCATGAACTTTCAATCACACCTTAACGGCGAGATCAATATCGCTACTGACTTAAACACTCTGACTAAAGTTGCAGAGGCAGTACGGGACGCAATACCTACTCAAGACTATGAGTATAAGGTTAACGACTTAGAAGCTCTTTTAAAAGATATTCATAAGTTAATTATTGCGAGTGCTCAGTCAATTGCACATGATGCCGAAGTCGCAAAAGACCTAGTAGATTACCGCGAGAGAAAAGCATCTCTTGAGGGTGTTGAAGCTAGAGCAAACATTGAAGCAAAACGCGCTTCCTAATCTAACCTATAGCGCCCTCAGTATTGGGGGCGCTTTTTATAAGGAACTATAAAATGAATATTCAACAATTCTCCGAAGTTCTAGAACTTGCAACCGATCTAGAAGCCAATGGCGATTATAAGACTTCTTATGAGTACTTAGTAAGCTTAAAGAAGGATATTGAAAGCACGCTTAAAGATCGCATCCAACAAATTGAAGCGCAAGCGATTGAACTTGAAATAGCTGAACGTGTGCATTCACACTATCAGTATAGAGCGCCCAACAAAGCGCAGTACATTGCTTTACATGGTGCTAAAGACTTTGAAACCAACGCAACTGAAGTCTCATATTCTAAATTAGAATGGAAATAGTTGTTTGGATAATAGTAATAATAGCGGTATGTATTGCCGCTATTATTGAACATTTAATCATTAATAAGAGGAAAAAATAAATGAATGATCTATCACAATTTACGGGTACTGAAGCATACCATGCTTTTACACCTTTTTATAAAGACGTTCTAACGGACGGAACTAAGTACTTCGCGGAAAGTAGACAATGCTTTTGGCTATTTGATGCAATTACTGCTCATATAAATGAGGAGGATTTTCAGAGCCATGACTTCTTAACTATAAAGATCAAAGCCTCTGATAACGACTTTACTTTAACTATTGAGGACGGAAACGGTAAAGAGCTTGCAAAACAAACGGGTTGGACGGATCTAGAAACCGATCAAATGTTTTTTGCAGCACCTTATGATTACTATGAAAACGGGAAGCCTAAGTTCTGCATAATGCTTGCAAGTGAATATTAAGGCTTAGTTATGGCATTGAAAAAAGTTTTATTAAAACAAAAACAAATTGAGCTTCTCTTAGAGGGGCTCAATAAACTTTCTCATTCTGCGTATGAAAACAAAGACCTCAATCAAGAGGGTTGGAATGATTTAGCAGACCTCCAGAAACTACTGCACGATATTCGCAAGCTTCCAGAACATCAAACTTTAGGTGATGTTCTGGAAGAACAAGACGCCTATTGGAAAGCCTTATGGAAGATGAGCCAATAGACAAGGTTATGAGGGGCGCTAAAAGCGCCCTTTTTTATTTCCCTCGATTGGCTGCAGCTTGGACATTTTTTTGAAAATTTAGAATATAATTTATTTATTCTTTAATATATCTTAATCTATTAAAGACCCACGTGCCGCCCTGGAGTTGATCATAATTAAGTCCCGACCCGACCCGACCCGACGATTCGACACTTGCATTTCCCGACATATTTTAGTAATATTTTCTTAGGCGTTATGCCTTTTAGTAATCAACCATAGGAGTTCTTTTCCATGATTAGCAAACAATTAAATAATGGGATAATCTATGAAGGTCCGTCGCTAATCGACGGGCAACCCATTGTAGTGATTGCAACCTATAGCGGACGCAATCGCAAAACTGGTTTAGTCTTACAAACTTATATTCTTTTAAGAGACGTTGACCCGAGATACGCAAGCAAGAGCGGATTAGATTATTCTATTTGCGGTAATTGCACAATGCGCGGAGAAGTAAATGCGGATCCCAAAAGAGTGATAGCAAAGAATAGGCGCTGTTATGTAAACTTAGGTCAAGGAGTTCTTTTAGTTTGGAAAGCCTATCGACGCGGAGTTTATCCAAAAGCAGAAGTACAGTCCGATAGAATACTGTTAGGATTAAATCGAGTTGTTCGCGTCGGAACCTACGGAGATCCAGCGGCTGTTCCCGCGCACGTTTGGACACAACTATTGAGTGAATGTCAAACTTTTATGGCATACACTCACCAAAAACCATGGCGACCAGACATAGCAATGCAATCTGCCGATAGTTATATTGAAGCGGCAAGCCATTGGTCAGCGGGTCGTAGGACATTTCGAGCCATTGCAAACATAGGTGAACTAGACAAAAATAGTGAAATTCTTTGTCCAGCATCTAAAGAGGCCGGATTTTTAACACAATGCGCTAGTTGCAAACTTTGCCGAGGCTCGGTCAAGGCTAAATCAATCGCTATAGTAGAACACTAAATCCTGGGAGCTTCGGCTCCCCTTTTCTTTTCCATAAAGTATATATCTAGATATATAAATAGATCTTTAACTGTATCAAATCTAGATCCAACAAGCCCCGACCCCGACCCGACAACCCCGACTCCCGACCCGACATCCAAGCCCGACAACTCAAGATCCATGAGCCCAAATTGGATTAATCTTGCCCCTTGATCCCCTTCAAATAAAAATAGGTGCTTGTGCAAGAGGGTCTTTACTAAGATAAAATTATCCCCACCTCGTGACCAATATGCAGTATTCCACGCAACTTGATGCGCAGACAGATTTACTGAATTACCTTTGCTTACTTTGAGTTCCATCCAAAAAGGACGACCATCCCATATCAAATGGACATCAGGTACGCCTCCACCATGTTTGTTTTCAATCCTCGTTGCGAAGCACTTCTTGGGTAAGTTGTTCCTTATCGTGTTCCAAAAGTTCGACTCTGGACCTTTGCTCATTTGTTACATCCTCAAAATCCCCTTCAATAGTGAAAGCTTGGGGATATTTTTTTTGTAAATCAGACAATCTTGCAACAATCTCATCTCTGGATAGTTGATCCATTGTGTTTATATTTTCTCTTCTATCTATTGTTAAGCCACCCAACGCAGACCTTATCTTCTCAGCATTTACAGCAGCAGAGAATTGTCCAGCATCTTCAGCACCTCGGGATAGTTGATGAAATCTTTCCAATTGACCCATCATGGTCACGCCATACATACGTTCTTTTTGATCCCTAAGTTCAGATATATATTCGACAACATGGGGATAATCTCTACCATTCAATAAGACAGATGCTTGTTTAGCAGCAATATCTGGAGAAAAGCCAGATTTTCTAGCGCAATCAGCATTTGAATAAACTCCCTCCACAACATATTTAGCGAAGGTTTGTTGTCGTGATGTTAATGTCCGATTATGTTCGTCCTCAATTTTCTTTTTTACAGACGGCATAGTTCATTTCTCCTGTTTTTTACAACTATATCCAAGTAATCTATTACATTCAAGAAAAGTACTAGATATGCAAATTTTGCAAGACCTCTTGCAGGAAAACATACCTATAGGGGTTTTTTTCACAAGAATTTGTAAACAGTGTAAACGAGCGTAAATGGCAGGGCATCTTGTAAGTATTAGTTTTTGTTTAACTTTTTTTCTTTGTTTACGGTGTTTACGGTGTTTACGGTTAATATATATAAAAAAAAAAAAAAAACAAAATCTGTGGTTATGTGTCTATAGGGTAAACAGTTTAAATTTTAAATCCATTTGACATCTTTAGTAAAAACAAGTAACTTCTAAGAACACACAAGTGTTTTAGGAGAAACAAAATGAACTTAGAAATGAAATCAATCAAACATTTTGCATCTGGTAGTGAAGAGACCTATTGCTACACGGCAGTCGTATATCTGGATGGCAAACCATTTGCTGATGTCAGCAACGATGGGCACGGTGGATCTGATCGTGTGCACCCTCATGACAAGACACCATTTACCAAGGTTCAAGGTGCATGGCGCGAGAAATTCCAAGAGATAGAAGAGTACTTTGCATCACTACCTAAAGTTGATGTTGGCAAGTACGAATGGTCACCAGAGGGTTTTGATCAGAAGTTTGAGTATTGGTGCGCGGATCAAGTATCTAATTTCTTGAGCAAGAAGGACATGAAGAGACTTTTGAATAGGTGTCTTGTTGCTCAGATCAAAGAGGATGGGGAGTTCAAGGTTGTTCAGTGGAACAAGCCGAAGGGTAAACCTGATTGGCTTTTGAAAGAACATATTAAGAGTGAGTACACAGACATTACCATATTGAATGATCTGCCCGAAGCGGACGCATTAGACATTTGGAGGACAGTGTAATGCCTAACTGGTGTATGCAAGAAGTTTATATTCACGGTGAGACGAGCATGGTCAACCATATTTATTGGGAACTGAGAGAACGTCAGAGATTTTGTGATACGGTTCTTCCGATACCGTTGCACGTTATCGGTCAAGGGCACGATGGCAAGGGCACATCCCCTCAATATGACTGGCGGTGTGATAACTGGAACACGAAGTGGGAAGTCACGAACATTCAGATTACTGAAGAGATTGTGCGTGATGACGATCACTATCCGATACCGACATCATACTTCAGGTTCAATTGTTGGACGGCATGGGATGCACCTATTCCTGTGTGGGAGGAACTGTATCGGTTGGGCATTGAGGTGCAAGCTGAGTACGAGGTCGAAGGTACGGATTGCGTTGGTGAGTTCACGTTGGGTGAGCACCATTGTCGGACGCTTACTGATGAAGAGATCAAGGAACGAGAAGCGAGATGGGAGGAAGAGAATGCATAAGGTTGATCCGATAGAGATTATGTTGAGCGATATCTTTGACAAGGTATTTTATAACAAGGAGCAAGAACCGAGAACCACGATTTGTCTTGATTGCGAAGGGACTGGCGCGGCTTTTATCGAAGTCGCTCGTCCACAGAACTTTGACAGAGACATAGGATATCTTGACGAAGAGGTAATCGAAGGTGGTTGTGAATGGTGCGGTGGCACTGGAGAATTGGAGGTTGAAGATGAATAAGCGGATACACGAACTACCAGTGGGGCACATGTATCTTGTGCTCCCGAATGGGGCGGCTGCTCAACTCAACTACATGGACGTGAACACGTTGCAAGTTGCGTTGGATCATTTGCAAGAGCATCTAAATGATTTGGATGTGTCACGAGATCCGAGAGAAAAGGAGATGCACGAGATGGAATTGAATAGCGTGGACTTTCTCAAGGAGTTGGTGGGAGACGTGAAAGAATGAGTGCCTACTATAACGAGATAGATCCTTATGCTGCGGCATGGTTACGAAACTTAATTAGAGATGGTCACATTGCCGATGGTGTGGTCGATGAAAGGAGTATATCGGATGTCAAAC